CAAACGTAAAAGTTTTACGCTAGTTCGCAAGATTAGTCAATAGATTCATGTGCACACAGACTAGATGTGCATAGGCCACAGCATGGCTCTTTTTAAAAGTATATTCCTCACTGGCATCCCAAATAGTTTCTGAGATCTTGCTCCAAGTTTCGCCAATCAAATGACGCTTACCCGGACGTATCAGTGCCAAGAACATGGCCATGCGAGGTATTGTAGTAACTGCCTCGGGGCATTTGATCAGTGTATCATAATGATTGCCAATGTGTATTAACTTACTACAAAAATCAGGATCATATAAGTTTTCCCAAGCAGGTTCTTGCGCCATTAAATCAGTTAAGTGTTGTTCGCTTTTTATCTGCGTATATAATGATACATTTAACAAGTCCAATTTCATATAACCAAAGTCTTCTGCTACTTTATGATCTATTGTAGCAATGCCTGTAAATGGATCTGTGGGAATATCTGTTACATAAACTCCAGTGTTGTGCTTGATTAATTTGCCATCGCGAACAATACCTGCAGGAGTATGTTTAAGTAATTTTAATGCATCTTCCCTATTAGGGAAATCAATATCAATGTCACTTTTGAATTTCATTTATTTTATTTTGAATAACTTTATCTAGCATTTTAACACTAATATAATCGGAAGAGCAAGTTAAAATTGTTTCTTTATTTTTTTCAGTCATTTTTATGCACTCAATTGATTCAAAAATTTCCAAATTATTGAACAACCATTGTATTGCATCAATCATCATTTTATATCTTAGACTATGGTCTAGTACTGAATCAAAAGATTGCAACTCGTCGGGTAATAAATTCCACGCGGTATTAAACCCTATTTCGTTGTATAACTTATTAATATTAGCGCCACCAATTGGAAAGGGCAAAGATTTTGCATAAAAACACTTAATAGCTTTTTCAGTTATTGTAAGTTCGTTATTCTGCCATCCAGATTCTGGAAAAATTATGCAAGAATATGTAAAATATTCAGGCATAATAAAATATCCTAAAGCTATCGTTCCATGTTTCTTTTCAACACCAATTGATACAGCGTCTAACTTATAATCTATTTTATTACTGCTAGGTAAATTGTGATCAGTGGATTGTTTATCTAGATAATTGCGAAATTCATTATCTTCTGCGGTCTCCCATATGGAAGGCATAATACTAGTAGCTGATGAATTTATGTTTGATAATATTTCAATATTTGGTAAGCGATTTATTAATTCTTTAAAAAAATAATTTCTATTAGCTCTGTTTACACCGTTTATTCCTATTATAGCATTTTTCTTTTTTAATTTACAATTGTTTAAATTTTCAAAATACTGAGGATAAAAATGTCTTGTGTAGTAGTCTCGACAAGTCATAATATTGTGCGGGAACCAAATATTTTTATTACTCAATTGATGGTCGGATGTTAGGTAACTATTAGTAATCAAATAAACATTATCTAATTTTAATCCTATCTGCATTATTTTATTAGTAACAAATAATGGTTCACCGCCATTACATAAAAATATTAAATCATATCCTTTTATATCTAATTTTCCAGGCATGTAATCAAATAGTATATTAATATCTGCCGCAGGTCCATTTATTGTCAATCCTATATCTGATTTATAATTCTTGCCAATACTTTGCCAATATGCATACAAAGCATCAAAAAGTTGTATGCCAATTCCGTGTTTTTTAGTATCTACGTTAATGTTCAATTTTTTCTACCCTTAATTTCATATATTCCTCAAATGTAGTTACTGGAATACCTTTGTACATTGCAGGAGTATAAGGAGGATAATACATCGCTCTAATAAATCTGTCAACTTGCACATCGTCCCAATCATTGAATGGTATATAGACTTGTAATTGGTCGGGTCTATAATTTAATTCAAACAATTTTCCAACCAATAATATACCGCTATGCCCAGTACAACTTAATGTAATTTTCATCACAATCCTGCTTTGCTCAATATATCCTTGACCCATTCTGTGTCAGCGAGATAGTCTTTAAATTTCTTTTGCCAAAAGTCTGGATCTATCCACGGAAGAACGATTTCAGTTTGCCCAGGATCCAATCTCTCAAGAAACTCAATACCACTGTCACAATTAAATACAATCCAAGGACTGATCCGCCCAGTACTAATATGGTAAACAATACGATTTGCGTTACCGTATCTAAAGTAATCACTAAAACCGTTTTTAAGTTCTGGATGTGCCTCTGCATACTCTGTCATTTCTGTAAGTGCACGTTCTAATGCATCTTGTGTTGCTTCTCGTTTTATATACTCTAATAGCCACTCGGTATATAACTTGTCACTGCACCAGTGATCTAATTTCTTATTGTTCTTTAAAAGCCAATCCGTAAAAGTAATAAAATTAATGCAGCGGATATTGACGCAATACCTACCAAATTTAACAAAGGCATTATAATAAGGACTCTTAGCAAAATCCTCGTAAGATTTGAGCCGAGCACTGCCTTGTGTAAATTCATAGAATCTGAGATACGCTTTAAGGCCCCACTGTACGCCTGTTTCATCTCGTTGCATATAGCGACGCTTGGCCTCACAGAGGTGCGCCAATAGGGTTGTTTCTTTTCTAAAAGGCTTTTCACAATATTTGCAGTTAAACTGTTCGCTCATGTTAAATTATTCTGTGTAATGTATTGTAACAGATAATTGTTAAGATGTATATAGTGCTCACCATCATAATGTTTGGCGTGTGGGGGCCACTGATCTTCAACCGAATTCCAAGTTGCTTTATTTTCTAATAGAAACAAATTGGAAATAAACTTATCCAGTGGGACTATTCCGGGTTTGTTTTCTATTAATTTGCGATAAAGAGGACTCACGGTATCAAAATATACTCCATAATTGGTCTCGCAAGAGTTATAGATACAATACTTTATATTTTTACTTGTCAAATAAGCAGTGAACATAACCAAATCACACATTTGTTGATCAATTGTTTTTAAATTGATCTCGTATTCGTATCTTGTACCAATATATCGGTCTATATCATGATTGGTTTTGTTGTTATTAAACTTTGGCTCTTGTGGAATATATCCGCTTTGTGTTCCTTGCTTTCTGTAGTTGACCCAATTGTCTAGATCTAGTTGGGGTTCTAGAAAGGCACCTTCAAATCTGTCCCAAAATGTAAGTCCGATTAGTACAAAATCCACAGGGTTACGTTCTACGTACTCTAGTGTGCTACGTATCAGTTGTCTATTACTGCGCCCGCCTTTGGCTATAGTTTCAAATTCAGTAAATCCCAGCTGATTGGCCAAGTGTCTAGCCAAATAGTAATTGGCACAAAAGCTACAACCATTTAATAAAAACTTCATGCCAAATTATTGTTAATATAGTTGTATAGGTATTCGTTTAGTACATGATGTTGTCCTGCTGGAGGGTGCTTTATATCATCAGGTACTGATTGTGGACCAATAAAATTCCCGGTGCCTTCATCGGGGCGAGCAATAACACCATTGGCATGCTGATAAGGCACTGCTCGCCATTTAAAGTCTCCAATAATATTGGGATTATTTTTAAATAACTGTAGTTTTGGATTATTAAGCCAACAAAAATACCCATCATCGGCTTGTTGATATACCACGCACTCATGGCCTCTTGAGTGTAGACTATCAATCATAGACAACACTCTATACATCAAGTCTTCAGTTCTGTCAGGTAAACTGTAAACTTCGGTCATTTGTTTAAAACGAACAAACTTCTCGCTTTCACTACGGTTCCAATAGTGTTCATATCTATCAGCATAGTCTTGATTTTGAGGATTTACCCAACGTCCTTCAAATTGATCTTCGTCTGGTACTTTGAGAATTGGCAATTCGTCTCTACTTACAAAGGTTAATCCAATAACGTACAAGGTTGGAGTTGCGGTATAACTGTGTTTTAATGTTGTACGTATAATTCTACTGTTAGCACTGCCGCCAATGGACAATGATTCAGTATTGGTAATATTTAATCTGTTTGCTAAATCTACATGCCCCTGGCCACGAGCATATACTTCCATATAACTGCAACCATTGACTACTAGATTATAATTCTTTTTTAAGTTGTTCATCTGTATATCCATGTGCTTTTGCTAATTCTTTTAAACTTTTTTTATCATTTAGCTCTGCTAATAGTTTAATTTCATCATCCTTTAACTCTGGGTATATGTTACGCAAAAATTTTTCTGCTTTGTTATTGTTGCCTTCTTTTTTCTTTGCCGCCAACCACTTGTGTGACTGTTTGCCCATGCCTGGACTTACTGTACTTGCAAGTAACCATTGAAACTTTTTATGTTGGGTGGCGCTTATATCAAAGAAATGTTTATTTAAACGCTCATTAGTACTCA